CGCCTCTATGGCTGCGGTTTTCGCCGCAACCAGCTTGTCAACACCCTTTGCAATCGACTCTTCCGAGAAATCACCGAACAAATCGGCCACATCAAGAGATTCAGGGCTTGCTTGCGGTGTGCTTGCTTGCTCCGGTGCTGGTGCGCTTTTCAGCGCGGCCAGTTGCTCTTGAAGTTCTGCCAATTGCGCTCGGGCCAACTTCTCACTTTCCCGTGCTTCTGCCAGCTTCTCGAATGGGATCGTGTGGATTCCATCCTTCGCCAGGATCACTGGCTGGGCATCTATCGGCGCGGGGTCAACCTCTTTTGCTACTTCGACCGGCTCGTTCACTGCTGCTGCGGGTTCGGGCTCCCCGCTTTGCACCGAAGTGCTATCGCCCTCTGGCAGAGTCAGCATTTGCATCGTCTGCGCATCTGTCAACGTACCGTCAACTTGATTTGCTAGGTAAAACTCGGTTTGTGTCTTCATCGTTTCCTTCGCCACTTGTCGCTGTGGCCGCTTTGAAGGCTTACGAGACAGGGGCCGAAGCCCCGTTCTCTCCATTTAACGGATTGCGACCCTTCACAGGGTTGCCCTATTTGTGCGACCTCTCACGAGGATGCAAATCAACTATGCTCGAAACACCATATGAACGCACCCCACTACTGGGGGGTCTAAATAGCTGCATCCTCATTGCGCGACGTTTCTATCCCTTGCATTGGTGATGCGGCTTGTTGCGGGACTGGCGGTAGCTGTGGGCTGGTGTTCTGTTGAATGCCCATTGGTGGAACAGAAATGCCTTGCGGCTGCGGGAAGTTGGGGTCAACACCGGCTGGTGTTGGTGGACGGTATCCAGCGCCAGCCATCACCACGTCGGCAATCTGTGCTATGGCTGGCATTTGCGCGATGGTCTGACCGGCCTGCATGGATGCAAAGGCGCTTTGCACGCCGTTCTTGACCGTCTCGCTGACAATCTTTGCAATCTCTGCCTGCATACGCTCGGGGCTGTACTTCAATTCCAGTTCGCGGGCCTTCAAATCGTTCCCCGCATTCGCAAGTGCCTGCTTCACTGCCTCGTCGATAGCCTTTTCTTGTTCCTCAGGAGATTGCTGATCCTTCGCTTCGTTGATGGCTTTAAGTATGTCCTGCTTGTTCGGTACGTCCATGAGAGCCAGCAAGTGCGGGAGCATGACAATCTGGTACTGCTGTGGCATAGACTTGTATGCCTCAGACAACGCGGCAAGCTGTTGCGTCCTGAAACTCGGCGTCGTCGGCACGTCTTGCAATGCGACCTTGAGCCGTGTCCGCTGAACATCGTTAGAGCGGTATTCGATGCCTGTGTCCTGGTCGATTGTTGGCTTGTTAAGCTCGATCATCCGGTCGGGTACGACACCATTGCCCCGAATCGTCACGCTTTCCTCGGCCTCTGCCATGTCCTCAATGATCAGCGACAAAAGCAATTCGCCCACCAAAGTACGACCGAACTTGAAGTTGTCCATCAGGCTTGCAAGTGACTGCGTAGCCTGCTCTATTTGCGCAGACTCCTGAACACCACTGGTGGCAGTCCCCTTTTGTCCCATGAAACCGGATGAAATGCCAGATGCACGCTCAATGCCCAATCTGGAATCCGAAAGCATCTTGTACTGCTGCTCATTAAGCTGGAAGTCGCGGAACACCTCGAACTTGGCTCCAGGCTGGGCCATGTGATCGGCATTGAGAAGGATGTCTGCGTCAGGTCGAGCGATCTGCTGACGGAAAACCTCGTCCGAATAGGCAACAGCACCCTTCGTCCGCTCAGTGCGGATCGCGCTCAAGCCCCAGCGAATCTTGGAGATTGCCGAATTCACGTTGTCCTGCAGGTAAACCATTCCCCGGACTGCTCCATACGGAACACCGGTGCGGTCCTCTTTGTGACCCCAAAACGGCGCGTAGGGGAATTTGTTGTGCGGATAGGGGCTCTTTCCGTCATACAGCTTGTGGGGTCCGAGCCAGAACGACACATACATCCGGCTCACTACCGTGCGCAGCGGCTTGATCATTCCTGATGCCAGTATCTCGTTGTGCATTTCATTGGACTTGTCGTACTCAACTACTCGCCCATCCGGCGTCTTTAGCACCGTCACATTCACCCATCGTCGATACCAAACCTCGAACAAGCAAACTCGGCCATGCTCTGCGTCGCGCCACTCCTGCTCTTCTACTGACCATCCACGCTGATCTTCGTAAGCCATTGCCAGCGTTGTGCTACCACCACCATCAGCCGAAAGCTCGAACGCATCCGTCCAGCGGCCATTGCCTGCCACATCAATGATGTCGGCCTTGTTGGGGAATTTCAGCTTTGCCTGGGAAATGTCTGTCCAACGCCTACGCACAAGATACCGGGCTTTCTCAAGCCCTGGCGTGCGGTCCAGCATGTCCCAATAAATCTCGTTGCGGTGAACGGCTTCGCACCGGTAATCGAATTTGAACGGATCAGTCTCCCGCGCAACCTCGACCCAGCCAATGCCTACCGACACTTGCGGTTTGAATGCGTCCGAACACGCCTTGTCAGCACCAGATTGGCGCTCTGCCTGATTTAGCTTGTTGTTGATCGCGTCTGCAATGTCGTCGCCGTCAATGCCGTCAGCGGTGACTCGCCAATCCGTGCGGGTCTTAGCTTCAAGCCCTAACACGGCCTCAATTGCTGGGCCGATAAGCGGCTCGATGGCCGGTGGCATACCAATAGCCTTCTGCGCCTGGAGAATGTCGCTATCAAGCTGATTTCCGTCGACATAATCCATTTCACGATCAGCTTTTGCTCTCCATGTTGGCTGATCCTGGATTTCCTTGAAATACTTTGTGAAAGTTGCAAGGTCGATCCCATCGGCACCCGGTTGATTCGGCGCGGACTGGGTTGCGGGTGATAGTGAGTGAATCATTACATTCGCCAATCTGGTGGGGGTGGTGGTGCGACTGGTGCAGAAAACTCGCTTGCCATGCGTTCAACCGACTGACCGAGATAGCGGAATGCGTCGGCACCGTGCGAAAACTCGTCGTGCAGCGGAATGCTTGGCTCGTTGGTCTTGATGTTCACATCGCGCCGGTAGCGTTTCAGGCACTCCACAAGGCGCTGCGTCTTGATCTTGTCGAAATAGCACTTCGGGAACGTCAGCCGTGCGGCTTTGATGCCTTCTTCAATGCTTGTCTGCGCCAGCACTGTGATCTTGCGGTTCATGGCTCGTAGCAGTTCCTCGGTGCTTTTCCCGGTCTGGAAGTTTCGGGTTCGTCCATCGTGGGGGATGTAATCCGTTCCCCAGCGGTACTGGCGCTTGCCCAATTCGGCTACATACCAATCCAGGGTGCGGTTTGATTCCTCGATGTAGTCCAGAATCCGAACGTCCATCGGGCCACGTTGAACCATCAGAATCACCATGGCATCGTTCCAGCCCAAGTCCCAGACCGTGTGAACTGGTAGCAGCGGGTCGTATGGCACGTTGCAAACCCGGCCACCGTTGAACATGGCTTCAATCTCGTGCCGGTAGATCGCACCATCGGCTACCCGATTGGGCTTGCCTTCCCAGATATGGTCGTATGTCTCAGGACTGACGCGCATGGCCTTCTGGCGCTCTTGCTCCAGAACATAGGGGAACCATGGGTTGTCCCGCCAGTTGACCTCACAGAGCCATGTGTCGTCGCTGGGCGCGGCAATGAAGCGAACGTAGGTGTCGTCCGTGTCCATGTCCGGGTTCATCGTCACCCAGATTTCAGAATCAGCCTTGCGGATGGTCGGAATCAGCGTATCCCAGGACTTTGCACTGATTGAGTGGGCTTCCTCGCACCACACGCGGTCCACGCCTTCAAATGATTTTATGGAGTCAACCGTGTGGCTTTGCAGGCCAGCAAACAGGAACAGACTGCCGTTCTTCCCGCGAATCTCGGTGTCGAACACTTCGTATTCATCGGTCAGGTTCAGTTCCGATATTTGATCTTTCAGCAGCCGGTGAACAGAGTCCTTCATGGACTTTTGGACTTCACGGGCACACAGAATGCGCAAAGGCTGATCCAGGGCGGTCAATATCAGCGCCCTGGCAACGCCCCAACTCTTTGCGCCACCACGGCCACCATACAAGACCTTGTATCGCTTTGGGTGGAACAGCGGCAGCAGCTTCTTGGGAAACTTCGCGCTGATGTCGAGATATTCGGTCATATCTCTCGCGCTTCCACATCAATGAACTCCAGCCGGATGCGCTTGGGTTTTGCGCTGTCGGGTGTGTCGTCCAGAGATTCGATGTTGAAAGCCTCGCGCTCTCCCTTGCGAATCTTCTCGTCCACATCGGCCAGCTTCTTTAAATCGTCTACCAGGGCAGAGCGCCCCATGGCCTTCCTGAGAGCATCGT